CCATTTGATTCGCCCGTGCTGGGCTGGTCACGTCTTCGTTCGTTAAAGTACAACGTTTCGATCGTCGAGCGCACGTTGCGAGCAAAGCACACCATGTCGGACAACCCGGGCGGCATCGGCATCTTTGCCAACCGTGGCACGGCCGCAGGTGGACACGTCAAGCCGTTGACGCGCGAAGAAAAGGAACGCCTTGAGCGAAACACCGCGGCTGGCTATGGCACATCGCACGGCAAATCGCTGTTTCACATCGTCACGAGCGACCTCGAATACCAAGAGATTGCGGCCAAGATCAAGGACTTCGGCTACGACGAATCCATTGCCTACGAGGTGGGCCGCATTGCGCAGGCGTTCCGCATCCCCAAAGAAGTCTACACGGACTGGAGCGAGGGGACGACCTACGAGAACCAGCGGGCCGCCATGCTTAACTACATCCAGGGCGACGTGCAATCGGTCGGGGACAAAGTGGCCGCCGTTTTGTCTGAACTGTATGGCCGTGACCTGCAAATGGACTACACACACCTGCCCGCCATGCAGGATGCAAAGGCCGTTCAGCAGGACCGCTACCTACGCACCGCGGAAACATTGACGCGGATGTTACAGGACGGTGTTATCAGCACGGAAGAGTATCGCGACTTGTTCGAGCGGTGGACGGGCGAAGCCCTTTAAGTTAAGGTCTGTACCTTTGGCACATGGACCTACGCCAACTCGTCGCCCAAAAGAGCGAGCTCATCGCGCAGAAGAAGCAGGTGCCCCGTTGGGGTGCCGTTGACCACACCCCGGCGCTCAAAACCGGGGCAAAGTCATTCGAGCAAATTCAGGACGGCGTGGCACGGGTCCGTTTTGTGGGCAATACGTACAACTGGCTTGATAGCGACATGGACATCCTCGTGCCCGGTGCGGCCGCGAAGTCCATCATGGAGCGAGGACCGAAGGCGCGGAACCTTATCGCCCACCTTCGTGACCACAAATACGACGTAACCGCACGGGTCGGGTCGCTGGTCGATGTAAAGGAGGAACAGTACGAGGGGGACCGCTTCGGGCTGGTCTTTGAATCAGACATCCGCCGCTCGTATAATGAGAAGGTTTACGAGCAGTACGAACGCGGCGACATCAACCAGCACTCAATCGGGTTCCGATACACTAAACTGGACCTTGCTGTAAACGACCCGTCGCAAGAAGAATACAAGGCCTGGGAACAGTACCGCCCGGACATCATCAACCCTGAACGTGCCGACGAACTCGGCTACTTCTGGGTCGTCAAAGAAATCATGCTCCTCGAAGTTTCAAGCGTCCTGTGGGGCGCGAACTCCGAAACGGGCATGTTGTCAAGCGAGCCGACCGTGTCACTCGCTGCGGAGCCGTCGGACGACACTCTGCGTCTGTTGCAATCAATTTCCGAAACGCTCCAAAAAACAAAACAATGAGCGCAGAAAAGCAACTGCTCGAAAAGGTGAGCCAGCAAGCCGCCGACATCGTCGAGCAACTGGAAGGAAAGGCCGATACGTCTGCCCTGTCCGAAGTGAAGGAATCCATCGACCGCCTGAAGTCGATGAACGAAGAGCAACTGGCCAAGCACGAGGCCGAACTCTCCGACATGGTCGAGAAGCACAACGCCGCTATCTCCGCTCTGGAAGGCAAGCTGATCGAGATGAAGGAGTCCGGCAAGAAGGACGGCCCGACGCTCCGTGAAGACATCCGCAAGGGCTGGGAGGCCTACAAGGGTCGCAACTTCCCGAAGGCCACCGGCGAGCGTGTCGCAGCCATCAAGGCCGCCGAGGTCATGGTGGAAGGTACGACCAACGTCAACGGCCTGATCCCGCAGCCGCGTTACATGGACGTTCTCAACAGCGCGCCCAACCGCTCGCTGTCGTTCATCGAATCGCTGGGACTGGAGACCACTGACGCCCCTGCCATCATCTACATGGACAAGACCAACGAAGAGGGCGCACCTGCAACCGTCGCCGACGGTGGGTCCAAGCCGCTTCGTTCGTTCCGTGTGACTGAGCAGCGCGCCGATGCGTACAAGATTGCCGCCTACTCTACCGTTGGTGACAACCTGCTGCGCGACGTGGCTTCGTTCGAGTCTTGGGTCCGTGAAGACCTGACCCGTGAACTGGTGGACGTCGCCCAGACCAAGCTGTTCAGCGGTGCCGGTTCTGGCTCGTCTGACCTGCTGGGAATCACGACCAACGCGGTCGACATCGACGGCGCGCTCATTCCATCCTTTGCGGGTGCTGTGACCAGCCCGACCGAGATTGACTGTGTTCTGGCCGCCATCGCCCAGATCGCTGCTTCCAACTTCATGGCCGACACCGTCGTCCTGAACTCGGAGATCTTCTACAAGATCATGGCCCTGAAGAACGCCGACAACGATTACCTGGCCGCACACGCGGGCGTGTACTTCGAAAACGGCGTCCTCTACATCGGTGGTGTCCGTGTGGTCGTGAGCAACGTCGTTCCATCGACGCACCTGCTCGCGTTCCAGTCAGGTCTCTACAAGTGCTTCGTCTACGAAGACGTTGTCATCGAGGCTGGCCTGAACGGAACCGACTTCAGCGAAGACCAGACGTCGTTCCGCGCCTACTGGCGTGCGATCACCTACCTGCCTTCTACGAAGGCGGACGGGGTGTTCTACGATGCTTTCGCCGACGTCGAGGCTGTACTGCAAGCGTCGTAAGACGCGCACCATGTGCAAGTCAAAGGGCTGCCCTTCGGGGTGGCCCTTTTTGTTTCGTACCTTTGGAGAAAGCGAAGACATGAAATACGAAGTGAAGCAAGTGGCCCCTGGCATCGATTCCTACAAGGTCGGGGACACCGTAGAGTGCGACCCAAAGCGACGTAATTGGCTCATGGGCAAGGGCGTGAAGCTGATGCCCGTGAAGAAGACCGACGATGTCGTGAAGAAGGGCCGTAAATCTTCCAAGAAGTGATTACCACGGCCGCCGAATACGTTGGGGTGCTCAACATCCCGAACCTCGACAGCTCGACCCCGTCGCCCGAATGGGAGGAACTGGAGTCCATCGCCGAACAGTACGAGCGCGAGTACGTCAACGCCCTGCTGGGTTATGCCGCGCCCGATTTTCTTGCCAACATCACCGACGGCGGTAAGTGGCAGGCATTGGCCGACGGCGATACGTTTACCTACGATGGGCGGACGTATCAATTTATCGGCGTGCGCAAGCTGCTGGCCTATTTCATCTATTTCGAGTGGGCACGACAGCACCAGGTGCAGCGCGGAATGGACGGAGCCGTTGACCCGCAATATCAGAACGCGACGAGCGCCGACATGACGGGCTATGCAGTCAATGCGTGGAACCGGGGCGTGACCTTGAGCGGATGTCAGGACGACGTGCGCATTGAAACGCTGTTCATGTACCTGACCTATAAAGGCGAGGACTTCGGCGACTGGGGCATTGACCCGGTGCGCATCGACTACATCAACAGCGTGTTCGCATGACAGTCTACGAACTGATCAAGCGCGTGGTCGAATCCATGCAAACGGCCGAATCGCCGTATTTCTATGCGGGCACACGGCTCCAGGTTCAGGGTGAACTGCTGGGCAAGGACCGGGGCACGACGTGGAAGAATCGAAAGTATCCGGCGGTGGTCTTGCAAATGCCCGCATCGGAACAGTCGGCGGGCCAGTACGGTACGGACAAGCGTGCATCCATCACGGTGTACGCGGTCCAGCGTTCACAGCGGACGACGAAGATGGACGAACGCTACGACGGCACAATGTCCGAAGCGGTGGCGTTGGCTGACCGGTTCGTATCAGCCCTGAAGTCACACCCGGACACGATTGGGGTCAATGTCACAAACCGCATCGAGCGGCCACACATGACCGAACAGCCGACGGCGGACACATGGGACGCCGTGGAGCTTGACGTTGACGTTGTGTTTTACGAAAGCGGATGCGCTGCGCCCGTGGCTCGTCCGACTTGCTACCCGGCTACGTGGACGCTGGTGAACAGTCTGGACGACGAGCAGGGAAGCGGTTCGATTGCATCGGGCGGATCGGAAGTAATCGAGGCACCGGACGCGGCGGCCACGGTAGTGAACACCGACGGCGACACGGTGGCCAGCGGCAGCGCACCGTCGGGCGGCTCGGTTGACTTGACAGCCCCGGACGGCACGACCGACGTGCAGAACACCCTCGGTAACACCGTCGCAACCGGAACGCCACCGAGCGGAGGCACGGACACGGTCACGGCCCCGGACGCATCGTACACGGTGGAGGACCAGGACGGCACGGAACTGGCCACCGGCTCAATCCCGTCCGGCGACAGCGAGACGGTGACGGTGACGGTTCCGCGTGACCTGTTTCTCATCGTGAATGTGACGGCCGGTGACGACACGGCGGTGCTGTCCATCGGTGCTGAACAGGCGGGCGACATCGACACGCTGGCGGCTGGTGGCCTCACCTCTGTCACCTACGACCTGAACGGGTCGCCGGTTACATTGCCGTTCACGGTGGCGGACGGAGATACGCTGACCGTAGAGTTTGACGCCGCCGCATCGGACACATCGTTTACGTTGAGCGGAACCTACTGATGTCGCGGCGCACTACATACTACGGCGCATCGAGCGCGTCCGTTTCATATCTACTCGATCAATTCCCGGCGACACATGCGTTCGCCCTGCGACGACTGGCCACCGGGTCTACTGCGGCGGTGCGGGTGCGGAGATCGAGTGACAACGCCGAGCAGGACTTCGGCTTCGACGGGGCTGACTTCGATGAAGCTGGGATGTTGTCCTTCACCG